TGTGCAGATAAGGTTCTTGATCCCGCCTGCATTTGCGGGGGATTAGGAATAGTTATCCTATTATCACAAGGAGATGGAACAGGACCACTCCTGGAGCCTGTGACTAAGGTCACACCAAGAGAAGTTGTAAAAATCAACACTAACCCGTATAATTAATACTATGGACCTAAACACATTTATCGAATACATTAAACTGCACCTAATCAGTCTTGAACAAGACCTAGAAGAAAACCCTGCATCTATCCATGTGGTAGATATCGAGGGACAAATCTATGCTACTAAACATCTTTTGTCAGTGGCAGAGGGTAGAATATAACTATGACAACACAATTAGACCCACGACTACAAACCCTTGTTGACCTAGGAGAGTCTGGCACAGACATCTTGCACGGTGAACTTAAGAACCTTATGTACGATACTGAGCAACGCCTTGCTAATGCAGACGGAGCAGACCCCGTATACCCATACCTAGAAGGTATGCTTGACTCTTATGTTAAAGTATACCAACTAACATATGGCCTAGCCTTTGCTATTAACGATAGGATTAAAAACAATGGATAACTTTATTGAGATGACCTTTGAAGAAGCAGATGAGCAATTCAAATTTATGGTTAATAACTATGATGAGAATGCCTCCTTTGATGGCTTGATGTTTGAGACCTATGGTGATGAGGTTGAGTATGTTAAGTCTAAGCCACATAACCGTATCTGGACCTATGGGGACGGAGACGACGGTGGCCTTTATATCTGGTCTGGCTGGTCCTTTGTTAATAGGATTGGTTATTTTATTAGTGAACTTCCATTCCCCGAAAATACCACAATTCAGATTATGGTTGGAGAGCCTGATTTGACTTGTGATGACTGCGGTGATACACTTGATGAAGAAGAAACCCACAACTGCGAGGAGACAAAAATGCAAGACAACCCAACAAATGAAGTAGAAGAATACGAAGAAGTAGACCCTGAACTACTAGGCAATACTTGGTTTGACCTACGATAATGACAGAATACAAAGTAGAAATCATCTTTGAGCCCACTGGTGATTATATGACATTTAGATACGAGGCTGAGTCAGACAATGAAGCGGACCTCTGCAACGAAATTTTAAATCAACTATCAATTGTATCTTTTAAGGAGCAAGACTAATGGGAGCACGGATTAACTTTGTATTCAAGGATGTTGAGGATGAGGCCTCTGTAGTCCTATATAGCCACTGGGGTGAGACGGAATGGCAGCGGGACATAGCGATGGCGCTGCTACATTCAAAGCCTAGGTGGAGCGACGCTAGTTACTTTACTCGTATGATGATTAGTTATCTTATGCAAGACTCTGTGTTTAGTGACACAGGGTTTGGAATTTATGCTATCAAGGGTACCAACTTTGATTTAGGTGAGACCACGGTAGTCATCGATATTGCTAAAGAAACTATCATTGATAACAAAGGCAATGTCCTTGACTGGCAATTATTTATGGAAGCCTATTCACCAAAGGTTTTGGCTGAGCAGATCTAAGGAATGGGTCCCTTAGATTAATAGGGTGGAGCGTAGGTTTTCGTAGGCTTGCGCTCCCCCTTACTTTTTGGTACAATGGAATAGAGGAGATAACTATGGCTTATTCAATAAGGCGAGCAGCGACTCACAATAAAGAAACCCGTATGGCAGAACAGTTAGGCAAACTCCTTACCCAAGATTTTGCGGTAGACTTAGAAAGAGTGGGATACTATGTAGTAAGAAACCTACCCTTAATTAACTACCACAGACTAGAGGTATTGAGTTTGACTTCTATGGAAGAGTATGATAAACTTATGTTAGAGATGAAAGGACCCGTAAATGGACTTCGCAGATAAGACAGGCGTATTAGCACAACTATGGATTGATTTCCGAGAGGATGAATCCTTTAGTGCTTTTATGGATTACAATGACATTGGAGTACCAATGGCATATTACATTGCAGAAGGTTTGGTTAATCCCACACCACTAGGCGAACAGTATGTTGAGGAGAGCATCGATATGATGTTTAAATTACTTGAGATTACTGAGGCTGAGGTTGATGAGTTAGAGGATGCATCGCTAGGAGCAATCTTGGTTTTTGCATATCACAAGAAAAACCCTGGGGCTGAGTTCACAGAGTAACTATATTATCCTTGATCCCTGGGCTTGACAAAAGCCTGGGGTTATGGGACGTGGCACGTCAAATCATATCAAATCGGACATTTCGTACAAACCTTATTTCCAGGTATCTATTACGAACCCTCAAAAATTTTTCCCAGAACTTTATTACGAAGGACAAAAATTTTTCCCCGTACCAAAGGTATTACGATGGAGCAATTCTTTTCCCCGTACCAAACCTTATACCATACAAACCTTTATTTGTCAAACCTTCATATCTGGTGTTATAATAAAGATATGCCCAGAGATCATTTTGCTCAAATGTATAGCAACAAATCTCATAGACATGATACCCCTCATGATTCATATGGGTTTGATCAAGCAGTAGGTACTCTATGTGGTATGTTGTATAGTGTTGTTACTTTAAAGTGTTTCTTCCCTCCCCGCCCAAAAACGTCCGAATCAAAATATGAAAATAAGATTACGAAGGGCGAAAATTTTTCCCCGTACCAGGCGATTTTGCCAGGGGATCAAGATAATACCCACAATCCCCTATAGTATATATACCCTAACAAACCACTATAAATTATTTCCTGATTTCTAAAACTTTTCCAAACCTTTATATATTTTTATTACGATTTATCGACAATTTCTCCTGATTTTGGGAGATTTTTTTATGCATAAAATGGGCTTGACAAATACAAAGGTTTGGTATATAATGCCCAAACCATGCATATAAGGTTTGACAATATGTGAGGTTTGTGGTATAAGGGGGCTATAAGGTTTGGGGATATGGGGTTTGGCCCGTCAGAAAGATTACGAAGCCATCTATAAAAGGGCACCAGTCACCACTATCCTCCACTTCACTCCACTTCTAGAATGTCTAACAACATAATCAGTAACATTTATCTGTGGATAACTTGTGGATAACTATGATATTTTTAGCCTATCAGGGTGTGGATAACTTTATCTGTGGTACACTGAATATATATTTCAGGTTCGTATAATGGTAGTACTCCAGATTCCGAATCTGAGAATGAAGGTCCGATTCCTTCACCTGAAGCCTACTTAGATAAAAGGAACCTCTTGTGTTGAGTCTTTGGTAAACCACATAGGGATAGTAAACCTCTCTTGACCAGTAACCAATATCTCATGCTGCATTAAATCTCCGTGTGCTGGAAATGTTATTAGATCTCCAACACTTGGTTTGACATATAGTTCTACATTAGGGAAGTATAATTCTCCTCCATCATCAACGGTATTCAAATAGATTATAGAACTATAGTGGAACTGTGGGTTATATCCACTACCTGTATCTGAGTGTAGTGATAGGGAGTCATTGACTAAATGCTTGGTAAGCCATAGTGAGTTTAGGTATAGACTATCTGGATCATTAAAGGCTTTGCCAATGGCCTCCTTAGACTCATTTACAATCCTCTTAATCAAACCCTCAACCTCACCTAGAGCACTTATAGATCTTTCTGGACTATAGTTTGGCATTAGATCATCTAACCCCATACGCCTCTTGTACCATCTATCTGGACGGTATACAAAATTAGGGGTAGATCCATCGCTTAGCCAATCTACAGCACTGCTTGTGCTTTCATTGATGTATGCGATTACCCTCTGAGCATCCTCTGGGGTTATAAAGTTCTTGATTATTTTTATGTTTTCTACTGCCATACAAACAGTATATCACAGGGTATGTTATTTACTATCAAGAAACATCTGCAAGGTAACTCTTAGGTTATTGCCTAAAACTGGGGTTGTATAGTGCCATTCAAACTTATCGTTGTAGACCAATAGCCCACGCTTAGGGGTTATTATGTTCCACTCTTGGGTCTGCTCATCCTTGTAGTGAAACATGCCACCATTATTAATACTCCACTCTTGGTTAAGATATGCTGTTATTGGCTTTCTGCTATCTCCTACTTTGCCATCCTTATGAGGAGGTATATAGGATCCAGGGGTAAATAGGGTTACTTGTGCACCCACAGCATCACCTTTCTTTATAATTCCAAGGCCAACCAACTCATCTGATATTAAATCACATAACAAATCAGGGACTATGTAGAGTATGGCTATGTGGCTGTGCTCTCTTACCCCTTCAGGCCAAGACATATTAGTAGTGGTGACAACTGGATTGGGGTATCCAAACTTAGATATTTCTGAGGCATGATAGTAACTCATAGCAAAATTGTATAGTTCCTCACACAGGCTATCGCTAAGGCCTTTATCGTATATCTTCACGCTCTATTGTACCATTTTGATCGCTTTATTGATCATTCGTATCAAACCTCTTCTGGTTATCTTTGAGGCATCAAAGGTCTCCGTATAGCCTCCCTGTGGCATATCTTCCTTGTTTAGATAAGAACCATGCTTTTCCCTTAGTGTTCTTAGTACTAGGGTTTCTACTGCTCTTGCCCTATCCCGTTCAAAAAAATGCCAATACTTGATCAATATCCAACCTTTGGTCCTATGGCTTGCAAACCTTCTGCCTGATATATCTGATATACCTACCTTGACAGCCTTATGTATAGGGTTGTATAGTATATATAAGACTGTTGATTCCATAGGATCATTATACTTGACATACCGTGGCAAATATGGGATACTTAAGTATGAAATCATCAAGAGCAGGTGCTTTAGCACAAAGATCATTTGCCAAACCAGGAAAGGTCGACCTTGGTCCAGAGGCAGCCAGCA